GATGAACGGACGATTTAATTAACCAATAGATGGTGCAGTCAGTGCTACCTCAGTGGTAGATGCTGCTGCCAGATCAAGTGGGAAGTTGTGTGCATTACGTTCATGCATTACTTCCATTCCTAAGCCAGCCCGGTTAAGGATGTCAGCCCAGGTATTAACGACATGTCCGCCATGAACGATTGACTGATTGAAGTTGAACCCATTGAGATTGAATGCCATTGTGGATACACCCAGAGCGGTGAACCAAATCCCAACAACGGGCCAAGCAGCAAGAAAGAAGTGAAGGCTGCGAGAATTATTGAAAGAAGCATATTGAAAGATCAACCGACCAAAGTATCCGTGAGCAGCGACAATATTATATGTCTCTTCTTCCTGTCCAAATTTATACCCATAGTTCTGAGATACCGTTTCGGTCGTCTCCCTAACCAGGGAACTGGTGACAAGAGAACCATGCATAGCGCTAAACAAAGCCCCACCAAATACGCCGGCAACACCAAGCATATGAAAAGGATGCATAAGGATATTGTGTTCAGCTTGGAAGACCAACATGTAGTTGAAGGTGCCGGAAATGCCAAGAGGCATCGCATCTGAGAAAGAACCTTGTCCAAAGGGATATACCAAGAAGACAGCACTAGCCGCGGCTACAGGTGCTGAGTAAGCAACGAAGATCCAAGGACGCATACCTAGCCGGTAGCTAAGTTCCCATTCGCGTCCCATGTAAGAGTAGATACCGATAAGGAAGTGGAAGACAACAAGCTGGAATGGTCCGCCGTTGTATAGCCATTCATCGAGACTGGCTGCTTCCCAGATGGGATAGAAGTGCAGGCCGATTGCATTTGAAGACGGGACAACTGCTCCCGATATAATGTTATTTCCGTAGAGGAGCGATCCAGCAACTGGTTCACGAATGCCATCAATGTCAACAGGTGGTGCGCCAACGAAGGCGATAACAAAACAAATGGTTGCTGCAAGCAGCGTGGGAATCATGAGGATTCCAAACCAACCGACATACAGACGGTTGTTAGTAGAGGTCACCCATTTACAAAAGGCTTCCCAGTTATTTAGTTGTTGTGGTCTTGTAAGTACAGCAGTCATTTAAGTAAGAGTTCATGGTTGGGTAAGTAAGTTAAGTAAGACCAGTTTTAAGCCATGGCTGGCTAGAGCTAGGGGAGGAATTGCACCTCCCTTATTCTATTTAGCTATCAGAAGTTATACTTAAGTCCGGCCTTTGTGCCGTAGCTGTTCGTATCTCCAGTAAGGAATGACACTTCTCCGTAGACAGAGAGTGCTTCGTTGATTCCATAAGAACCACCAGCTTTACCTGAGAGTTCTACTTCAGCATCAGCATTGTCCGGTGCAAGTAGAGCAGGTCCTCCCTGCAAATACCAGCCGTTACCTTCTACACCGATATGTACATCAGTAGCAGATCCTGTGTAGTCAGATCCGACGAAGCCTGAGTTAGTTTCTACATTGACGTAGGGACCAGCATGAGCAGCGCCACCAGCGGCGACAAGGAGACTAGCGATAATAATAGATTTCATGTGTGTTGTTGTTAGTTGGGTGTTACTTTTTCTTTGCAGTTTTTGCGGCGCGTTTAAAGTTTGCAGCCGTGGGTGCGCCTTTCGCCCCAGCCTTTCTCATTTTCTCGCCACTACCAGCAGCGATCCTCTTTTTCTTAGCGTGAATGTTGGCGTATAAGCCACGTTTAGCAGGCATGATTAACACTTCCAGCGTCGTAGGGCTAGAGCCTTCCTAGTAGGACGACCCTTTGAATCTTTCATTGGTCCTTTGTTACCCGACATACGAGCACAAAAGGATTTCTTACGTGGACCACCACCAGGCTGTGGAGCCTTCAGGTTGGAACCAGTTGCTCTGTTGTACTTGGCACGCCCCGCAGCAGTTAGACCACCTTTACGAGACTTGTGCTTACCTATCTTGAGGCTAACATTTTTTGCCACCCTTCATACCTTTCTTAGGTGGACGACCTTTCTTCGTACCGTATGTACCTTTACCTTGTGGCATTACCAAACTCCAGGAATGATTTGACCAGTTAGTGCATAAGCACCTAGTGCTGCCATGACACCTAGCATTGCAAGGCGACCGTTCAGCTTCTCAGCGTTTTCGTTGTGTGTTTCGCGCACGTCAATAAGTGTGATAGGGGGTTCAATTGCGTAGATGTTTGTACGACCGCCGTCTTCATTAATAACTGTCATCAGAATGCAACGTCAGATCGTTCAAGCTTCATCAGGACGTCGTTCCTGTATGCAGGGTCACGGTCATACCGTGGGTCATTGATTGCTTCAACAACCTCAGCCTGACTACGGAACGTGTCACGTGAATTGCTTGGAGCTTTGCCTTGCAGTTGCGTACCTTCGTATCCATTCTCCGCCTGGTAGCGAGCTTGTAAGCCAGCCATCACCATCTGGATCTGTGCCACCGAACCACTATCAACTGTGGTGTTAAAGGCATCAAGCTCAACTTCAGATAGAGCTTCAGCAGCCCAACCAGTGATCTGGTTGTATGACTCTTCACCTCCAACTGAAGCCTTCAGGCTGGATACATCTGAATCAGTCAGGTCAGGTGAAGGTGGTTGTGCCAAGGACATGTATGCATCAAGAAGTTCAGAGCTATCCAACTCAGCTAGAGCATCTCGTGTCTCTGGCGTTAGCTCCCCACTTTTAGCAAACTCTTGAGAAGCAGCAGAGATCATGTCAGCAGCAGGATTTGATTCAATCTCTTCTGCATCTTCCATCTCTTCTTCAGATTCCTCGTCCCCTTCACCAAGCTTCTTTTGAAGCTCAAGGTATGCAGACTCAAGGTCCTGTGCATTTTTGTACTTACCTGCCAGCAGTTCATCCTGCTGGTCCATAAGCTCTTCACCCACTGCCAGAGAATCCTGTTCCTCTTCGGTCAGGACCTCTGTGTCAGGGGCGTTGTCATAAGTGAATGTTTCAGCCATCGGTGGGTGGTTGTTGTTGTTGGGTGAGTTGTTGTGCCATCTCAGCGGCATCAGGGTTCTTACTTGGATCCATCAATGGAGCGGACATCATTTGTCCTGCTTGTCCAAGTAGCTGTTGTTGTGATGCCATGGCTTGTTTCTGCTGCATGTCTTGTTGCATCTGCTGTGGTGTCTTCACCAGGTTCAGCACGTCGATGCCTTGAGCAGCAGCAAGACGCTTAATAGCTTCTGACGCATCGATGTATTTCATCAACGCTTCAGGTCCAAGTGTCTGAGCAATGGTTCCAATAAAGGCAGTCAAGCTCTCACGATCTTGTCCACGTCCAAGTGCGTTCACACCTGCCACGATTTGTGGCTGGACATACTCCTTTGGAATCTTGGGAAGCTGTCCGCTGCGTTGCATAACCATCAAGGTCCGAGCCAAGTAAGGCTTCAAGAACTCAACAGTCAGCAGGCTGAATAGTCCGCCAAGTTGTTGTTCAAGTTCGAGCTGAGTAAGGCGTACCTCTTCAGCAGTTGTACGTTCTGACTGACGGATGTTGAGCAACAGGAAGGCTTCACCAAGGCGACGCTCAATCTGTTGTGCCATCTGTGAGGCAGTGCCGAAGTCCGCAGTCTTACCAACCTGTACGACGCTTACGTCTTCAGGCCGACCCTGCACGATTGCACCGTTGCCAGCTTTGGCAATGGTTGCTGGCTTGGTAGTAGCAGCCGGGTTCACAAGGAACACAACCTTTGCTGCTGCTGCACTGCCTTCAATCAAAGCTTGGCTTAGTGCCTCCAGTGAACGGAGATCACCAAGGAACTCTTCGACACGACCTCGTCCATAGTCCTCACCATCAACAGCGTTGAAGCGCAGGACTAACCAAGGGCTTGCATCTTTAGGAGCAGTACTTCGAGAACCTTCGATGATCTTGTCATCAACCTCTTGGTGCCATAACCAGCCGCCATTGTCTTGACGACGTACGTATGTATAGACCTCAGCATCTTCATCGTTGTTGCCCTTACCCGACACAGTGTTGGGATCAGGCATGGGGTCAATGCCGAGAAGCTTGCGGTTGACAAGCTCTTTAGTAACGATCTCGCACACATAGCCATTGCCATCACGGCTGACTACAAAGCGATTCAATGGGAAGTTCTTTAGACCATCTTTGCCCATGAAGATCAAAGCGTTGCCGCCGACGATCAGGTGCTTGAGAGCCTGGTGAACAACGACACGATCACTTGATGCAGCGATCTTATCCATGACCATCCTTTCCATTTTGGAGAAGGACAAGTCAAGTTCGCTTCTAACTTCCATAGGAAGTTCTTCTCCCAACTGGTCATCTCGTACTTGCAATTTGAAGAACGAGGTTTGGGGAGGCAGCAGTGCAAGCATGAGCTTGGCTGCAAGTGTGACAACTGACTTTGCACCGACGGATTGCCATGGCGTCGTCAGCCTCTTGTGATTCTGACGTACACGTAGGTCGTCAGTAATTAAATGAGGCAGCGTCAGTTCAGAACACTCAACTGCTATGTCAAGGAATTGATGTCTGTCAGATGACAGTTGACTGTACCGTTCTTTCGCTTTAGACATTTAGCCCTCCAGTACTACCACCGGATGAGGTCTGTTGGAGAGGGATCTTTAGGTCACTTGCACCAACACGCTTAGCCTTAGTAGTTGACATTTTCTTAGCAAAGTCAACCTTTGGTTTTTTGTCTTTGTCTTCAAGTGATTTAGGTGCCGGAGCAGCTTTAGGTTCTGTAGGTGCCTGTTTAACGATCGGCGGAAGCTTCGGAGCATCGGGTGGTTTGGGTGGTTTAAAGCCTAGTAAACTTGCTAAACACATTAGTCTTCTTCTAGAATTTGGTTAATGAAAGAAACAACACTGGCTTGACCAGCCTTGTATTATATCTCAGGTGGTAAATCTGTATGTTTGATTGGCTCAGCAGGGAATGCTTCCGCTAACCGAGCCTGAATCATGTCCAGTTTTTCGTACTGGAACTTAAGCGTATTGGGGGAGGTTGACATTCGAGTGCTCAAAAAACGCTGGCATTCTGGCTGATTTAGTAAAGGAAAGTTCTGGTGCCTTGCCTTGATACATCAAGTTGTCACTTGAATCCAGCCAGAATTTCTTGTCTAGATATTTATCGATGTTGCTACCTAGTGGTTGCATCACCCAGTTGATAGTTGCCTTGCGTAGCTTGTCCAGGCTTGGAGAGATTTCCAGTCCTAGTTCTCTACATACAAGCGAGTTACATGCGACATGTATTTGTTCATCACGGCTAATATCTGCGCTTACTGTTCGCATTCCAGGGTCACCATTAGCGCGAAGCAATGGTAAAAGAACGAAGAAGATCGAACGCTCGGCAACCATTGCTTTCGTGATCGTATGATCCGGATGCGCTGTCCAAGCATCACGTAACCGTAACGCTTCAGCTTCAGCCTTTTGATCAACCCCGTAAGCATTGGCAATAAAACCAAGCGCGAGGTCATGGTTCTCCTCGTCTTTGACATTGGATTCCAATAACTCTCGTGATGCTTTTGGTACGTCATTCGCCAATGCATCACGGATAAAATCTCCCACAGGTAGTTCCATGTGTCGCAACGCAAGTGCACGGAGCAGTGTTTCGTGTGCACCTTCCTTGCATGTACCAGCACTTGTCTGTACTGGTGTCCATTTCCGTTTCCGGTTTAGTAGTTTCTGATAAGGATTCATTCCTGACAATCACATTGAGGTTCTTCATTTAAAATGTCCCCTAAATACTGTTCAATATCCTCATCATCTAATGCTGCATAAGCATCAGACTTATCTTGAGTGTCAGGCATTACCTGTAAACTGTAGTAGAGGCTAGTTTGCGGGGACCGTAGCCACTCTTCCACGAATTCATTGTCGTAGGTTACAACGTCACTCCAAGAGTTAAAGCTATATCCATGAAGAAGCCCTGTGTTGTTGAGCAGTATCATCAGTCCATCTGCGACAGCCCGGTAGGCGTCCCATCCGACTTCCGATGCAATCTCAACATCACCATAATTGTATGTTTGTACACCGAACGTGCCGCTATCACGGTCCACAGTACGGCTGATAGGTGGTGCAATCTCAGGGGTAGATGTGAAGCCATCAAGATCTTTTGATCTGTAGCTACACGATGCAGTTGGCGCAATTGCAAACGCCCTATCCATATAATGTGATCTAGCAATACGTGCTGCAAGGTTGATACCTAGCTTGATCTGTACTGCTAGTTCATAGGCTGGTGTACGTACGACCTCACTATTATTTAGGCAGCGAAGTGCTTCACCAAACTGTTCATACTTTACACCGTACCGCCGTAAGAGATTTGCGAGGCCGAGTATTCCCAGTCCGACTTGTCTGTCGGTTCGACTCGGGAGATATTCTCCTGAATCGCCAACGCCAGTTCGACCATGGAGTTGGCACAGTTCTGACATCCCTTCAGAGAAAGCTCTTGGAATGTCGTCAAATTCACAGGCACCGAAATTGATATGTTGCAAGAGACAGGTACCTCTGCTTGGCAGGTACACTTCAAGGCATACATTTCCACGAATTCTTTCTCCAAATTTGTCGTACTTAACTTTGTTTAGCCATACATCTCCAGACTTAATAGCGAAGAGAAGTTTATCTTTGAATGTACATTCCTGCCACCACTCATCTGTGATGTTGATGCAACGCTTGACCCAAGGCAACTCTGATCGTGAGACAGTAATGAACTCAAGAGCATCAGCATGGTTGAGATCAAGATGACACACAATCGCACCATTACGATAGGTACCACCTCTCCTCAGTATCTCATTTAAGGTGCTGTAGATTTTGGCGAATGATACTGGTCCGCTTGCAACGAGCTTGTCATTTCCTTTTGTTGATTCCGTTCCTTTGGGTCGCAGCTCCGACAAGTGGATCGCGCAACCTGCTCCATTTCGTAAAGCATGAGAAGCAAATCTCCAGCTTGCTTCGATTCCATTGGGACCCTCCATTGAGTCTTGTACTACAAATACTGTGCAGGACACAGGTAGTCGGGAGGTGGGTGCGTCAAGCCAGGACTGAACACGACCAGTCCTTGAGATATAAGATGCGGTGGTCATTTAACTAGATCAGATAATTGAGGTGGTTTGTAGTTAGGTCCTTTCAAGACTTTGCCGTCAGCTCGATAGATAGGTTTGCCATCTTCTCCTAGCTTTGACATATTCGATTCATGAACTCTGTTCATCGCTTCGTCTAGATCCCATTCTTGGGACGCGGCGAATTGAAAACATACATACACCAGGTCAGCTAATTCTTTGAGCTGATGTTCTGTATCCTCGAAGTGATAAGCCTCGTGAAACTCAGACCACTCTTCATCGATCAAAGACTTCTGGGTCGTCCTCTTGTCCGGTCCATTCGGGATCTTGTAAGAAAAGCGGAATTGGTCCGCTTGATCCATGAGGCTCTGGTGAATGTAGGAGTTCATTTTCAAGATAGTGGATAGCTTTGTGAAGGTCCTCTCTTTTAGAACCTTTGTAACCGGCTCTGCAAATATATTTAATAGCATTGCCTAGATGATAATTAAGCTCTTGATCACGGATGAAGTCCCAGACTTCTATGTGTCCGCGGGTGTAGTGTTGGGGTGATTGGGCCAATTAGTTACCAAGTTAGAAACAGTATTGCAAAGGCAGAAGTTCTGATGTTGAAGTGCAATCAACAACGTGATGATGTCCTTCTTATCTGCCTCAGGTAACAGGTCTTCAAGCCTTCGTAGCTTGAAGCTCTGCTCCATCGTTAACTCCGTGACCGGCATCGGCGGGAGTCCAGGGTATGACTTGTCCGTCATATTCGTTAGTGGTGAGAATCTTTGCGAGTCGGGCATTGATAAGGGCGTCCTCTTCAGTCATGTCTTTGTCTGTGAAGGCTTTGACAACTGTGTCCCACGTGTATCCATGCTCATCAAACAAAGCAACAGCACGTTTGATTCCTATACCAGGGACACCGGAGTAACCATCGGTTTGATCGCCTGCCATCGTCTGAATTAGATGCCATCGATAACCTTCTTCTTCAGTAATCATCACTGTCTCTGTCATGTTGTACAGACGACCAGGTATCTGTCGCATGTCCTTATCAGGACTGACGATTACGTTGCCAGGGTTAGCAGTTGCATAGATACCCATGGCATCGTCAGCTTCAAGCGTTGGCATACGGATAACTTCGTACTGTTTTGACAGTTCGTTGATGACACGTTTGTATCCACAGGGCTTTTTCCTATTCCGATGACCCTTATAACTGGGAAGAATTTTCTTCCTAAAATTCACAGAGTCACTGAAGAACAGAATCAGTTCAGGCACATCCCAGGTGAAGTGACCTTTGATATTGGTTAAGTCACGTCGTACATTTGCCATTGCCTCACTGAACTTACTGACAACCATGATGACGTCATCACCCCAGTCAATGTCAGTCTCAGCACCAGCACAGGATTTATAAACAATGTAGTCGGCGTCAACTAAAAGTTTCATCAGTGGACCTCCGACCAGTTTTTCCCTTGCTTCGCTTCGGCTGCGATGGGGATTCGTAAGTTGTAGTATTCGCCAGCCTCTGCTGCGCTATATACCAGGGATGCTGATAGATCTGCTGCGTGGTCGGGGTGGCACTCGAATTGGAGTTCGTCATGTATAAATGCGAGTTGTGATGCACACAACCCTAGTTTTTGTATGTAATTGTGGGCGATGAGCATTTGCCGCTTCGCGACTACACCGGCTCCTGATTGGAGCAAATAGTTCAAAGCTTTGTGAGGACTATCTAGAGCGATCTTTCGACCGTCTATCGAATGGATGTAGCCCTGCTTAGAAACCTTTTTGATCCGCGCAAGAAGCTCAGAAAGCCCATCAATAGCAGTAACAAAACGCCATCTGATGTCTTTGCCTTTGGATTCAGCATCGCTATCATTTAAGGAAGAGTCAAAGGAATGTCCAATTTTTTTATCACCTGCTCCGTAGAGGAAAGCGTAGGTAACTGTTTTGACTTGTCTCCGAGAGATTCCAATCTTGTCTGCGTTGACTTGATGGATGTCTCCGTTGAGGAGAATGTCCGCATAGCGTCCCGCATCGTATCGAGCGAGGTAGTGAGCGAGCATCCGTAACTCGATGCCACTAAGATCGGCACCCACCATAACTTGACCAGGCGTTGGAATAAATAGTTCTCTAAATGCATGATTACTAGGACATTGGGCAAGGTTTGGACGTCGATGCGCACATCTATGGGTAAATGTACTTACTGAACAGTGGTGATGTATTCGGTTAGCAGTCGTAGCAAGCTTCAGCCATGCGTTCGTGCCTTCCGAGATCATCCCCAAGCTCTTCGTAATATCGAGACACTTCAGAAAAGCCAGGGCTATTTCTGTCCCAATATCCTTGAGTATCACTTCGTCGATGATGGGCTTCCCAGTAGGACTCATCTCCGTTGGATTCCAGCCATGAAATGTTTGCAGGATCCATGAAATATGGTCGCGTGAGGTTGGGTTTAACTCTTTCAGTTTGGTGAACGTACATTCTTCTACGTATCCAAGGGTCTTGTTATTTCGTTTAGGAGTAAATTCTGATCCCTTAACGAAAGGATGTTCGTGGCGTAATAGTTGACAAGTTTCTTCAAGCTCTGATCTGAGAGACGATGCAAGTTTCCATGCAGCGTTGACATCAAATTGCCATCCATGTAGTTGTTGTTTGGTGAGTATGATCGCTACGTCATGCTCTAACGCGACCCAGTCAGGTAGGGTTGGAAATGATCGCATAATTTGGTGGTGACGTTTACATCTTGTACGCAGTAATCCTGCATTTCTTGTGACCAGTTTTGCCAGTCAGTATCTTTACCAAATGATCCCTTGAATTCTTTTAGTCGGTATCCGTAGCTTTCAAGACTGTGTCTCCCCCACATGGGTGAAGGCATACCTTTAAACTTACCGACATACTTACCTTTAACTTTGTCACCACGGTCAATGATTAACATGTCAGCGTGGTACAGGCGTGACAGTAGAAGCGTGTCTACTACCAAACCCTTCGGGTTGAACCAAGGATAAATCTTCTGCAGGCACGGTATGTCGTACCCGATAACGTTGTGTCCACAAATGATCTCAGCATCTTCAATGAGCTGAACACCACGGGTGATCGCTTCTTGATCGCCTTGATCGTTAAAGACATAGGTCTCGTCAACCTCAGTATCGTGGATGACAAGACAGTGGATACAGGTGACATCATCTAGTAACCCATTACTTTCCAGATCGAATACCAACATTGTTCCATTGATATGTTTTGTCCACGAACTGAGCACGTTGTACTGCTTCAGGTGTAGGTGGATTAGGTTTAGAAATCGGCAACGTCGAACTCTTTTTCGATGGGTGATTCATTGAATTTACAAGTATTGAGGTCATAATTCAGTTGACATGCTTCGCCAACTTCACCTGAATAGCGATTTTTAAGGACTCGCACTGTCGTAGAATCTCGTTCAGATCCGCTCTGCTGATCTCTTTCGAGCGCAATGACGCTATCTGACAATTGGCCCACGCTTCTGGATCCTCTAAGAGAGCGCAACTGAACTCTTCCGCCTTCTTCATGTGATTGTCCATTAGGTGGTGTTGTTGTGTGACATACGAGAAATAGTGCAATGCCAGTACGTTCCACTAATGAACGCAACTTGGTCATGGTTGTATCAATCATCCGACGTTCATCACCTTCAAGACCACTAAGTAGGATTGACAGGTGATCAAGGAAGATGACCTTTGTATCTAATCCAGCCGCCATGTATTCAATGCGGTTGTAGATATGATCAGGGTCATAGCTACCGAACCCATCAAAGAGATGTAGATTCCATTTAGCTATGGTGTCATCAAAGATCTCGGTTAACTCGCTTCGTTGTTGTTCACCAAGGTGCAGAGGTTTACCGCAGGCGTTGGACATAAGTCCGAGAGATGTATGACGCATGGATTCTTCAAGTGCCAAGTAACCGACCCGTTCTCCTTTATTAAGAAGGTCAGTTGCGATTGCACGACAGAAGGAGCTTTTTCCGATTCCAGACCCCGCAGTAATTGTGACAAGCTCCCCATACCTGATCCCGTGTAACTTTCCTTGTAATCCTTGAAAGGGGTAGTCATGATCAGATGGTGGTGATGGTGTGGTGATCAAGTCAAGGAGTGTCTTTGCATCGACAATCCCATCTGGTTGATATTGAAGGTGGTCGTAATTACATACAGCTCTTACAGCTTCTGAGTCTCCAGCCTGTAATGCTTCTGAGGCATCCTTGTAATCCTCTAGAAAGCCGATGAATACCTTGCCAGGTGGTAGTACACCAGCAGCATCTTTAGCAGCCTTCTGGCCTGCCTCATCGTTATCAAAGAACAGGACAACTTTGTCGTAGTAATTGATCCATTCGTAGTTGTTTTGAATGGCTTTCTTGGCAGCAGCCGCACCGTTCGGGATAGAAACTACGGACCAATTTGGCTGTGCTTCCCAGACAGACATTGCATCCATCTCTCCTTCTACGATTACTAGCTTCTGCTCCTTCTTACTTGTTTTGTGACGGTAGTTCTGCATCCCAAACAGGGACTTGACCTCTCCTTCACAACGAAACTCTTTATCCGGTGTTCTTACTTTTGCTCCGACAACCTTTCCAGAGCTGTCGAAATAATAGTGGCGTAGAAGTTCTCCGTCTCGGTAGGTCTTGAAGAATTCACAGGTTCTCTCTGAGATTCCTCTGGAGTGCAACCTTCCGGCTGATCCTTGTAGTTGTACATGTTGCACGCGATGGTGAGTGTGGTTTGTAGCGGAGTCATCCGCAGGTTTGTAGTAGTTGCATTTGTGGCAATACTCATGCCCGTCCGTGTAGATACTGTTTGCATCAGATGATCCACACTGCGGGCAAGGTATATGCCTAATAAATTCAGAGTCGCTCACAAGAGCCAATCAATAGGGATAGTTGCGAAGGACGTCCACTTGATGCCTAACTTGTCGCACCATTGTGCGTACGTCGTCTTCGATTTCTTAGAGATAGTATTGAACGGTGCCTGAAAGACCATCCGAAGATCAATGTCAGGGTTTTGTTGGATGACTGACTTGATCTTCTTTCGATCTTTGGAGTCCCAGTAACCCTTAGCTTCAAGCCAAACTCCATTCGGAAGAATGAAGTCAGGCGTGTAGTTGTGTTGGATTACATAAGGGACTCTCGTACTTTCGTACTCATACTTGACACCCAGTTCTACGAGAAGGTCAGCGACCCTCTCTTCGAGACCGGATCGGAAAGCCATCAGAAATCGACTTCACCCTCAGGTGCTGGTGTCACAGCAGGCTCGGCTGTTTTGAATCCTTTGGTCGTGCCAAACAACTCGGCCACATCCACGTCGTCCATGTCACCGGTATCAATACCAGCAGAAGTAGAGAGGGTTACGACCTGGACACCTTGCAGCTTGAGGCTGGTGCCATAGGTCACCTTGTCTTTCAAGACGTAAGGCTTTTGGAAGAAGGCCAGCTTGACCTTGCATCCTGAGTACAGCGGTGTGTTCACATCTTCGATTGGTGTGCCTTCGGTATCAACGATTCCGGGTTTCATCTCCTCATTCCAGGAGAACTTCACGGTGTACTGTCCGTCGGCTACCTCTTCCCAGGGTTCAGGCTTAAGAGTTGAACGCTTTGGATTAGCAAGCTTTGATTCAGCCCACTTCAAACAGTCAGGTCGTTCAGCTTCAAGCTGTTCAACAATGTCTGCGCCAACTACG